CCCTTCCATATGCAGATGAATTAAGCACAGTGTTGAGAGCGCTGTGTATGTCATAAACGAAAGGAGGTGATATACATGAAGACAAAAGAACAGGTCGAAACGATGCTTCTGAAGTGTCGTTTGGCTGAAGCACTCGCTATGGAGGACGATGTATATGAGGTTCCTCAAGCGTGGTGTGAGGCGTTACGTTGGGTTCTTGATCGTGATTCGTCTAGTTACTGGAATAGTGGTAACTTTGAATCTGATGTAGCAAAACGTACAAAAGACCACATGTGTGAAGAATAATCTTCATACGTGTTGTCTTTAACCCGGAAGGGCTCTCAACCCTTCCATAACATAAGGAGCATCGACATGAGAAAGAAAAGATGTATTGAGTGTGGTCAAGAGTTGACGGCGGTAATAAAGTATACGCCCCATCTCGACGAATCTCACGCACAAAAAGGCTATGCAGGAATAATGCAACAAGCATATGCCTGTTTCAAGTGTGGTGGTAATGATGTTGACTATCTCGAAGAATCATTATTCAGAGAGATGGGTGGGCATGTTTATCGAGACCAAATACTATAGGCCGAAGACTATAGTAGAGTGCAGTACCCACCTGGCTTCCAGGTGGTAATGTAGTATCATTTTAACAAGGAGTATTATTATGACGAAAACAACACATTCAAAAGCACCTTCGGACGTAGTAACGATGTCTAAATCCGAGGCTTTGGCAGCTCAGAAAGAGCTCGCTAAAGTACAGAAGAAGACAACGTCTTACGGTAAGCAGTTTAAGGCTCTTGTGAGTCTTACAGAAGCTGTGAACCTTCCGATGCAGCCTCAGCGTCTTGCTGTCTTGAAAGCGATTATTATCGCTTCTGAGACACTCGGCAAGGAGTGGGTACCTGCTAAGGACGTCATCGAGGTTGCGATGCGCGTTCAGAATCCTGATGGATCGCTGAATAACGGCTTCTTATACATGCCTAAGCGATTCGAAGTTACAGAGGAATCTGAAGGTACTCCTGAACACAGGAAACATGTCACTAACGTGATGCGTTTCTATGATGCTAAGGAGTGGCATCAAGCTAAAGACGGAACAGACATCTATGATGTCCGTTAGTCTATAGTTAGAGGCCATCTCCCCTTCGGGGGAGGTGGCCTCGCTAGTGTAGACTAATACGGCAACAAGGAAGCCTCTTAAGTGTAGGAGGCTTGGAGTCTATTCTCATTCATCCGGCGCCGCGGCCACACCACCATCCTACCACTACCTCGCCAATACCACATCGCGCCCAGGACCGCAGTCCCAGCGTCGCCGTTCATGGTACAGGGCTCGCCGCGCTACAATGGTATGCCTGAACAAAGGGGACAAAAAGGCATAAACTGAGAAGATTATTGGGGTATTAGTATATAGGGAAAAAAATAAAAAAAATAAAAAAAATAAGGTAAAACATCCAATAACCCAATAACTACATTCTAATTAACTGCAAAAATCCATATAAATAAAGGGGTTATCTGATTATTGGTTATATATTGGATGGCCCTTGGTTATTGGCCCAAAGCCAATAACTATCTCAATGTGGAACAAAGACGGCCCTTTTTTGTTTACTTTTGGAGCTCCATTTTATATAATAAATAAATAGATAAATAAATTAATGTTTATTTAAGAGAGTCCCCAGAAAGGAGAATATTATGAATAACGGGTTCTTTAAGATTGGTGAGAAAAGGTTTGCTACGGACACGTTAGAAGAAGTAGACCATGAGCATCAGAATATTTATGAGTTAATGTGTGAAGAGTGGGACGGTTATGAAGAGAATTGGATTATTAAGATGCAGTCTGTGGGGTTAGTAAAACAAGATTTAACTAAGAAAGAATATTATCAGTTGTTTGTGTTGTTAACAGACGGTGAGTGGTAACCACCCATTAGAAAGGAGAATGCTATGGAAAGTAAAAAAGATGGAGATTTAGAGTTAGGAATCTTGTTTGAAGACGTAATATCGATGAATAATATATATGGTCAGTTATTCGACGCGTATATGCCAAGGGGTACGATTAGTAATCTCCAAGAATTGGAAGATTATATTGGCGAATGTTACAATAATTTTAACGCTAACGAGGAGGTAAAGAAAGATGACTGAAAAAAGAATGGAAGAATTGGAAGACGATCCGTATAAAGGCACCACATCGATAGCAGCACGAGAGATTGAGATTGCATTTGAAGAGATTATGGATTTAAACCAGAAATATGGCACGAAATTCGACAGTTATATCCAGCCACAGATTATTAATACGCTCCAAGATTTGGAAGATTTCGTTGGGACTTTGTACAATAATTATAATGCTAATGTGGAGGTAAAGAAAAATGACTGAAGAAAGAGCGGAATCAACAGAAAAGGTTTCAGGGGTTATTAGAGGTAGTAGAGAAGACATATTGGAACAGATATATTTATATCTAGAAACTGGTGCAGAAAGAACTGGAAAAGAACAGCAATTGAACTGTTTGCAAGAGATTATGATTCAGCTTACAAAGATTGCTAAAGATGATAAAAGGTTATACGACGATTGGTTTCTTGAGAGGTGGTACCATGGGAAATAATGGTGACGGCTCTTTTGAAGCGCGTGTTGAAGCAGCTGCTCGAGACGGAGAATTTGGGTTCTGGAAAGAGGTTATAGAGCATTTTCCTGAGATCTCACGCGGTGACGTGGATCCTTGGGACGCAATCAGTTTTGCAGAAGTACTTAAGGATGCCATAAAGATGTGGTATAACACTAACAAAAATTAGAAAGGAAAAATTATGAGTGTTTATATACTTGAAGATGATGTGCCAGTACCACCACGCAAAGTAAGTTCTATGTGGGATGCGTGCCCACTTCTCACAATGAAAGTTGGTCAATCGTTCCTCGTGACTACTCCTATGGGTAAAGCACCTAGCCGAATGTCTGCTTTACGAACATGGATCGGTAAACATAAGAATCCTGCGTATCAGGCACGGTTCTTTCAGTTTCGCGCCTTTAACCCTGGAGAATTCAGAGTATGGCGGGTAGAATAGCGTCATTTACAGTAAATAGAAAGGAGAGTTCATGAAACATACCACACACGTTTTAGATCGTTACGGCAATGTGGAAATCTTTAATCGACACAAAGTTAGAGAGAATTCTCCCGAATGGGATATTCCTTACTATGTTATTAAGTGTACTTGTAAAGAATGTCCAAATTACGAAATCTTTTGGGGCGATGCCGTCAACACTACATGGAACAACATGGTTCTAGAAGATCGTTTCTGGTTTATAACAGCTAGTTATACCAAACATGATAAATGGATCTGTATTAATTGTATTAAAGCTCTATAAGAAAGGAGAACATCATGGCCAAATGGATTACAATCAAGTACGCAGGCAGTAAGTGCACAGCATGTGGAGTACCGTTTGTTATTGGTGAGAAAGCCAACTGGTATAAATCAGGAATAGCTTTCCATAAGTCTAAGTGGAAAGAAGTAGAGGGCAAGTTTATATCTACTGGGTGTATCATTCAAGAACAATCTAATGAAGAAATAGCTGAGCCGCCTTTTTAAAAGGATTTCAAAGAGTAATCTTTTTCGTTTACTTTTGAAATATCGTGAATTATAATGAATTTAATTAAAACGTTCATCAAGGAGAAAGAAATGAACAAGCCAAAAAAAGAAGAAAGCAAAGTAACTAACGAAGCTACTACGGTAAAGAAAAGTAAAAACCATCCGTCCGGATACGACTTTAGTAAAGTTGGAGCACTTGAGACTCTTCGAGTGAGGCGTAATGGTAAAGACAAGAAACCAGCAGCACAACTTATGGAGCTCATAAAGTTTGTGAAAACCAACAACATTGTTTCGATTTCACGCAAAGACTTCTATGACAAGGTTAATGTCATCAACCAGCAGAAAGAAAACTCCAAAGAGCAGCTCAAGATGAGAGAAATGTACCCGCAGCTTGAGAAATCAGTGCAGACTATTCAAGCCGTGAACAATTTCTACTGGGTTAGAGGTGATATTAAACAGCTTGGAGTTGTAGCAATTAATGCGTAAAGATTTCAGCGACGTTGAAATCGGTTTCATGATCCTGGCAATAGCAGTTGGAACTAGTTTCATCTTGTTAATGACAGCAATATTATTGAATTAATCTTGGAAGAGTCGGGTAACTTTATTTTAATAACCTATGATGGGGGTAGTACTTGTTACTCGGCTCTTTCTTGATCACCAAGAAAGGATAATCATGACTGCAAACGTAGAGAGTATGGCGTATATTGGAGAAAAGCCTTGGCATGGTATAGGTACTCAAGTTTCTGAAGAACTGATGCCTCTCGAAATGCTTAAATCAGCAAAATTAGATTGGAAAGTGTTGAAGAAAAACGTATATTTCGAGCACGATGGACGATATGTCCAAGCCGATACACGGAACCATGTTTTAGTTCGTAGTGATAACGGCAGAGTTCTTGGACCAGCTGGCCCTGAATATGTTCCTTTTCAAAATGAAGAAGTTATTGATTTCTATACGAAATTCTGCGAAGCGGGTCACATGACCATGGAGACCATGGGGTCTTTAAATGAAGGACGTCATGTATTTGCTTTAGCTAAATTAAAAGACTATTTTGTCATTAAAGGTGATGACAGAACAGATGCCTATCTTCTCATCTCTCATCCACACGAGTGGGGAAAAGCTGATAAGTTTCTTTTCACTCCTATCCGAGTAGTTTGTCAAAACACCCTTACATTAGCTCTTGGGAAACAAGGTTATTCTTATAGAGTTCCGCATATCCAACCTTTCACAGATGATATCAAACTGAAAGTTGAAGAAGCTCTAGGTATCTGTTCAGAACAGCTTAAAGAATTAAAGGTTCGCGCTGAGCATCTAGTTGGTATACAATATAGCGAGAAAACATTGCAGAAATATATTGCTCATCTATATCAACCTGACTTGCTTGAGAAGAAAGAAAAGAATCTTCTTGGTAATTTCAGACCAACTGCTGAAGATGTTTACACAGCAATTCAACGCCAGCCGCGTATCAAAGCTTCTCATGGAACATGGTGGGAAGCCTTCAATGGGGTTACCTGGTACATTGATCACGAATCTGGCCGCGAGAAAGGAAAGAGGCTAGAGAGTGCGTGGTTTGGAACCAAAGCAGCAACGAAGCGAGAAGCATTGGATCTCGCATTGGAAATGTCTAAGTAGCATTGTCATAGTGCTACTCCTTGGGTCGAGTTGTCAAGAACAACAAGAGGTGCATGTAACGCCAAATTCGGATCAAGCTCTCAAGCCCTCCGAGAGAATATGGTTTGATGAGTCGCCGGCATTCTCTCGTTGTTCTTGCGATTCGGCTACTTATTGTTTAACCGATGAAGACATTATGATCGTCCACATGATTTATGCGCAAAACAATCAAAAAACAAATCGCAGAATTACAGATTGAAGAACCGATAGAGGTTTTTTGGAATGATGCCGGGGATCTTGATGGCGTCGGAGATGAAACTACCGCTTGGAGGCAATACGATGAAGCCTTAAATGCGTTAAAAGAAATCCCGGTTAAAACACTTGGTTACTTTTTTAAAGCGACAAAATATTCATTATTCATGGTACATAACATAGAATATCAAGAAAGTAAAGAAAAATATATTGCAAACAGATGTGTGATTCCAATAGGATGCATCACTGAAATAAAGAGGTACTAATGGACGCTGACCGAGAAGAAGCACTACGGAAGTATACAAAAGTATGGAATGATCGCAGTTACGAAGAATATTCTTTTTATTATCGCGGGAATTCTGTAAATGTTATATCCCAGTTAAACATGAAAGAAAAAGATCATATTACAGATTGGGGCTGTGGCTCAGGTTTAACAGCAAAAGAATTCTGTAAGAAAGGGTTTTTTGTACACGGTATAGATATTGCTCCTAATAGTTTATCAAAGGAATTAGATGACCAACCACGATTCTATTTTTCTCAAGAATGTTTATGGGATTTATCAGATAAAGTAACGGATACTGATTGGTTAATTTGTAATTATACGTTAGAACATTTACCTGAAAAGAAATTACACGCAGTTTTATATCAGATGCATAAAAAAACAAAGAAGGGAGGCTTCTTTACAATATCTTTAATAGAAGATGAATGGGGTCCAAAGAAAATGAATGAAGGTCTTCATTTAACCGTAAGAGCATCACGATGGTGGTACGATCAATTATCTCGTTATTGGTCAGTTACTTATCAAACAGACGTTACCAATGAAATCATAATGGCATACGTAACACCTAAAAAGGAGAATAATTATGCCGGATCCTGGCCGGACTATTGATAAGACTCATTTATCAATAGATCAAGCAGAAGATCGTGGCTTCATACATCGAGATTATTTAGCGCATTGTTTTCGATGGAGTCACGTGGTTAAACATTTAGGAAAGAAGAAATTATATAAAAAAGCAAAGATAATAGATATAGGTTGCGGTAAAGAAATACCTTTACTTAAGACTCTATATACTATGAAGATGACTCCTAAAGAATACATAGCGATCGATGTTAATAACATTAGCTTTCAAGATATCCATCGTAAGATCATGGAAAAAATGGGAGATGACAACTTCTATTTAAAAGAAAGAACTGATTTTTCAGAAATTTTACTTCCATTTGTTGACATGAGTTATCCAGTAGATTTGTTATATTCTCATGTGATAACTTGCTTCGAGGTATTAGAGCACAATACTATTCCTAAAGTAATAAAAATTCTAAGGAATATACACGAAATAGCAAATAAAGATACTACTATTTTCATAAGTACTCCTATCTTTAATGGTAAAGCAGCAGCTAATCATATCAATGAAATGACTTATGAACAGATGCATACTTTATTAAAAACCAGTGATTTTGATATCATGCACACTTATGGAACTTTTGCTAGTCAAAAAGAAATAGAACCAGTTTTGTACGAGACAGGAAGTAATGATTTAACAATAGCTTACGAGTATCTTAAGGATTACTATGACAGTAATATTTTGTCTTGTTTCCTTGCACCTTTATTTCCTAGATACTCACGAAACGTTTTATGGGAGGTTAAAATATGTGGAAACCAGACTTAATAGAAGATGTCGAAGAATTTCATGAAAAATATGGATTAGAATATAAAGATCCAATTTCTCGGCATTTATCACCTGAAGAAAAAGAATTTAGAATTCGATGTTTAAACGAAGAAATTCGAGAATATATGGAAGCAACTACTTTAACGGAGGAACTCGATGCTATCCTTGATCTTGTTTATTTTGCTATTGGGACTGCTTATCGTCATGGATTTAGTTTTTATGATGGGTGGAAAGAAGTCCACCGGTCAAATATGTCCAAAATACGAGCTACTAAAAGAGAAGATTCAAAGAGAGAGTTTGAACTGGATGTCATAAAACCTGAAGGTTGGGAACCTCCTAACTTAAAAGAAGCAGTAGAGAATGAAGAAAAAGTAGAATTGAAATCTCATTGGAAAGGATACTATGCCACAAAAAGACGAAACCTCACAGATAAACAAACAGAAGAAATCATCAAAGCAGGAGGCAAGCTGCCCCCAGCAGAAGGCTAAGATAGTAGAAGAAGAAAGAGGAAATCAATATGGACATATTTGGCTATCTCATAAACATATAGGAGAACAGTTTAGAGTAATACTATCTACTTATTATGACGTAGAATTACCTACTATTCCTCCTCATATTTGTTCTGCTATGTTACTTGGCCTTAAGTTAATAAGATGTGTAAACCCAGCGGGTAAATTCCAATTGGATGACTTTGTTGATATGCAGAATTATATGAATTTTACAAGAAGAATGGATCCAACTAATCCGGAGGCTATCGATGAGGATATTGGAAGAAAACACCGCGAATAATGCTTGGGCAGATGCTTTAGGATCCGTTCTTCATGAGGGTGTTGAGGTTAGTTGCAGGGGTATGCTCACTAAAGAATTAATAAACAACACTCTAGTTGTTGACATGAGTTATCCAGAGGTTAACTTACCTGAAAGAAAATTAAATATAAAGTTTCGTGCTGCTGAAGCAGCATGGATTCTTTCAGGAGATAATAGAGTAGATACTATTTCTAAATATTGTAAAGCATATAGGACTTTTAGTGACAATTCCGTTTTCATGGCAGGTGCATATGGCCCTCCGGTAGTTGATCAACTATCTTATATAGCGAGGACTCTTGGTGAGGATATGTATACGCGACGAGCAGTTCTTACTATATGGCGTCCTAGACCATATCCTTCTAAAGATATACCATGCACAGTTTCTTTACAATGGTTAATTAGAGATGACAAACTTCATTGTATTGCTAATATGAGAGCAAATGATATTTGGCTAGGAACTCCTTATGACATTTTTACTTTTTCAATGATAAGTCAATATATTATTGCGGAATTTAAACGAAGCATTAACGAGGATATGGTTCCAGGGTTATTGTATCTTAATGCTGCTAGTTTACATTTATACGAAAAAGATTGGAAAATAGCTAAAGAAGCCTATATCGATTCCCCAGTCGTTGATAGTTTATGGAAAGGAAATGATGTCGACTTTAATAACGGAAGAGACTTTATCGAATTCCTTTGGGAGCAGGCCAACAGCTGATGAATATTTCATGGCAATGGCTATGTTGGTCGCAACAAGAAGCACGTGTAGTAGAAGACAAGTCGGGTGTGTGTTAACAGATAACAATAATAATATCTTAGCGACTGGATATAATGGAGTAGCAAGAGGACACCCTCATTGTAACGAAGGACACCCGTGTCCAGGAGCTTATTCTGAGAGCGGAAAGGATCTAGACTTATGTTATGCCATACATGCGGAACAAAATGCACTAATCCAGTGCAAAAACTTGACGAAGGTATACGCGTGTTTCTGTACTACTGCACCGTGTGTAATGTGCACAAAATTATTTTTAAATACGACCTTAACAAGGATGATTTATGTAGAGTCGTATCCACAGTCAAATATTTCAAAAAATATTTCGAAGAAGACAACGACTGTGAATGGGAATTTGGATTGGTTGACGATGGAGGAGTCGAGGATAAAGAATGTCTTTAAACGAACCTTTTTGGCCACCTGAAAGTAGTTGGAAACCTCCAAAAGAGTTTCCAAGACTAGAAGGAATAAAATTAATAGGATTAGATTGTGAAACAAAAGATCCCAATTTATTATCAATGGGACCAGGGTCAATCAGAAAAGATGGCTATGTCGTAGGAGTTTCTATAGCCACAGACGATAAATCCTGGTATTTTCCAATAGCTCATGAAGGAGGAGGAAATCTTGATAAAGATAAAACTGTCGGATGGCTCAGAGAAGTGTTGGGTAATGAATGTATATCCAAGGTCGGTGCTAATCTCCAGTATGATCTCGAATGGTTACGGTCGGATTTACAGTGTACCGCTAAGGGTCCACTCTACGATATTCAGTTGGCTGAACCTCTCTTGGATGAAGATCGACGAGGTGGATACTCATTGGAAAACCTTAGCCGCTGGTACCTTAAAGAGGGCAAAGAGGAAGGAAAACTTAAACAAGCCGCTGAAGCCTACGGTATAGACGCGAAAAGTGATTTATGGAGACTTCATTCAAAACACGTAGGTCCTTATGCAGAAATGGATGCTCAATTACCAGTACACATTTTTAATCAACAAAGTATTCGTTTAAAGCAGCATAATTTATGGGATATCTTTGAACTTGAGTCTAATTTAATACCCGTAGTATTAGACATGAGGTTTCTTGGAGTACGAGTAGATATAGAGAGAGCATACGAATTGAGTAAACAAATGCTGGTAGAAGAAACAAAACTGTTACACTTAGTAAAAAAACTCGCTGGTTTTGAATTTAATCCATGGTCATCTCAAAGTATAGCAAAAGCATTTAACCAATTAGATATTGATTATCCTTTAACAGAAAAAGGAAATCCTTCTATCACACGTGTTTGGTTAGATAACCATACAAATCCGTTATGTAAAACCCTAGTACAATATAGAACAACTAGTAAAATACGTAGAGACTTTGTTCAAGGAGTTATACTTAATCAAAATATAGATGGTCGCATACATGCTCAATTTCATCAGCTACGTAAAGATTTATATGGAACAAGATCAGGAAGATTTTCAAGTTCGCATCCTAATTTACAACAGATTCCAGCAAGAGATCTTCATTATGGTCCTTTAATTAGATCTTTATTTATTCCTGATAAGAAATGCAAGTGGGGTAAATTTGACTACAGTCAACAAGAACCAAGGTTAACGGTTCATTATGGAGAATTATGTGGATTAACTGGGGCAGAAGCTGCCGGTGATATATACAGGAAAAGTCCTGATGCAGATTTCCATAAAATTGTAGCAGACATGACTGGATTGCCTCGCCGAGATGCAAAAACAATTAACCTAGGCCTTGCTTACGGCATGGGTAAGATAAGACTAGCTTCTGAACTTCAAAGTACGATAAGTCAAGCAGAACGTATGCTAGAAAAATACCATGAAAAAATGCCTTTTATCAGACAACTAGCCAATAAGTGTCACGATAAATCTATGACCCTTGGAGAAATCATTACTATTTGCGGAAGAAAACGACGACTAGATAATAAATCACACCATAAAGCATTGAATTCGTTGATTCAAGGATCCGCTGCAGATATGACTAAAAAAGCGATGCTTGAGTGTCATAAAGAAGGATGGACCCCTCATTTACAAGTTCACGATGAACTTTGTTTTTCGTTAAATAATCCTAAAAACGAAGCTCCAAGGATAAAAGAAATAATGGAAACCACGGTCAAACTATCTATCCCAGTGTTGGTTGACTGTGATATTGGAAACAACTGGGCCTGTAAGGAGAATAGCTAATATGATTTTAAAAAATCCTAGAGGGCGACCTTCCCATAGCTATCCTCCTAGGAAAGTAGAAGAAATCCTAAATTTGTTACGTATGGGCTTATCTTTAGCTGAAATCGGAAGAGAATATCATTGTTCGCGACAGTACATTTATCAACTTAAAAAAAGGTGGGCAAAATACATATGAAAGAATCCTCATTCGCGCGTCTTTTAAAAGAGAAACTAAGTCCAATAGGACATTGGACAAGGATTGAAAATGTAGCTGGTGTTGGAGTACCAGACGTTAACTGGTATCCTGGACAGGATATCTGGATGGAACTTAAAGTTACTAACACGTATAAAGTGAAATTTCAAGCCTCACAGATTTCTTGGGGAAAACTTCGACATAAAAAAGGAGGTGGCATTTGGGTTGTTATTCGTACTGAAAAAGAAATTATTATTAGTGATTCAAGAGCTGTTTATGATAAAATTCAATATGAAAATAGTAAACCTTGGCTTCATGTAAATGTTGCAAAAAACCTTGGAATAACCTTTAAGAAACCTTTTGAATGGGAGACTCTAATTGATGTTTTATTGATGAAAGAAAATTCAGATATCACTATAGGAGACGTCTTGTAACAAAAATGTATATCTTTGAATTTACTTATTATATAATAAATTTATTAATGAGAAAGAAATCTTATGACAGTTTATGTAGTTCAAGAAGTACAAAAATTTAACGTTTTATCTGCTGGAAAGTACGGCGAGTTAGAGTTATTATTGCCCCAAGGGCAAATTACTTTATCTTCTGGTCCTACAATAAGTAGATTAAAACATAAACTACGTAATTTTACTGACATGGATTATTTGCTTCTTATTGGAGATCCATTAGCAATAGGCTTAGCTGTCGCTGTCGCTTCAAATGCGAATCGAGGCAAGGTTAGGCTATTAAAATGGGATAGACAAGAAAGGCAATACTATCCTTTGAGTGTAAACCTTTACGGAGATAAAGATGATTGATCTAGAGAAAGATGCTGCAGTACCAAAAAATGAAGATCTGCATGGAATAGCAGTTCTCGCTACTAAACAACTCGTTGCTCAAGCAAAAGTTTCTGAATTAGAAAATCAATTAGAACTTGCTAAAGCACAGTTAACAACGATTCAAGAAATTGAACTACCAGAGTCAATGCTTAGTTTAGGATTAAAAAGTTTTACGTTGTCTGATGGTTCTAGGTTAGATATTAAAACATTTTATCGTGGAAACATTAATAAGAATAACGCAGAACGAGCACATGCTTGGATAAAAGATCATGGATATGCAGATCTAATAAAAAACGACGTTACTTGTTCTTTTGGTAAAGGAGAAGACCATGATGCATTAGATCTTATGGATAAACTTAAAGAGATGGGTGTTGACTATGAAAACAGAAAACATATCCACGCTTCTACTTTAAAAGCATTTGTTAGAGAACAAATAGAAATGGGAAAAGAACTTCCATTGGATTTGCTTGGAGTCCATATTGGACAACGCTCTGAAATAAGGAGACAATCATGAGTAAGAAAACAACAGAAGTAGCGACACTTTCGTTTGAAGAAGATGCAAATATTGGATTAGAAAGTATAGGTAAAGATGACCTTGCCATTCCTTTCTTAACAATTCTTCAAAGTAACAGTCCTCAATTAGTGGAAGACAAATCATTACGTCCTGGAATGATTTACGACACTGTTCTTAAAAAAGGTTTTGAAGAACTTTTAGTAGTTCCTTGTAACTACGAAAAACAATATGTTGAGTGGACTCCAAGAGAACAAGGAGGAGGTCTTATTGCTACTCATTCAAATATAGATGGAATAGAGCTACTTAAAGTTTGTAAAAAAGATGACAAAGGAAAAGATATCCTGCCTAATGGAAACTTATTGGTTCCAACAGCTGTTTATTATGTTATTTATATGGCCGAGGAACTAGATGGTCATACAGAGTTTTCTAAAGCTATCATTTCTATGACTAGTACTTCTCTTAAAAAGTCTCGTCGATGGAATTCTGTTATGGCAGGAATTACAATGAGAGGTAAAGAAGGTCAACCTTATACACCTCCATTATTTAGTCACATATATAGAACAACAACTACAGGGGAAAAGAATGTTCATGGTTCTTGGTATACCTGGGATATAACTATGCATTCTCCAGTTGCAACATCAGAAATATATAACTCAGGCAAACAATTTGCAGTTGATATGGGAAAATCTAAAGTAGCGGCTTTGCCCCCATTTTAGGAGAATTTGATGATAAATAAAGCGAGGTTTTTTATAACTTTGGGTTTAATAGCAATAGTTTGCTATATATTATACTACCAAATGGCTCCTATTATAGAAGAATACAACCAGGACACTTCTTGGGAGTTTAGGCATTGTACTCCTACTAACACTAATTGTGGTCGACTAGAGTAGGAGCGCTACATGGAATTAGCAGAGCAGTATATGTCCCTGTTCGAGGGACTTGGACGAGCTTATGGCACGTTTGCTGTTAATGACACAAGTAAAGTTAAGCATAAAGGAGTAGCTCAAACTATCAAGGGAGAAGTCTCCATCCAATTATGGATGGAGCACCTTGGTGGTAAAAAAGGATTAGGCATAGTACCAATAAATGATGAAAATAAGTGTCGCTTTGGTGCTATTGACATTGACGAGTATGATATAAGCATAAAAGAAATTATTCGTAAACTCCGTGAACTTAAAGTAAAAGTTCATCCTTGTCGCTCTAAATCTGGAGGACTCCATATTTACTTGTTTACCAGTGAATGGGTAACAGCTGAATTAATGAGAAATAAACTAGAACACATCTCAGCCATGATTGGTTTTGGTGGTTCTGAAATATTTCCTAAGCAAAGTAAAATATTAGCTTCAAGAGGGGACATTGGTTCATGGATCAATATGCCTTATTTTGATAGACAAGATACTAGTAGATACGGCTATGCTCCTGATTGTTCTAAACTAGCATCTGGGCGTTTTGTAGAATTAGCTCTTAAAAATAGATACACTTTAAAAGAACTTCAAGAACTTGATTCAAGTATTGGAAATGACTGCTCAGATGGTCCTCCTTGCCTTCAGTATTTATGTGATACTGGTTTTCCTGAAGGAAGTAGAAACGACGGTTTGTTTAACATCGGCGTTTACTTAAGGAAATCAAAATCTGATACTTGGAAGCTTGAAGTAGAGAAATATAACCACAAGTATTTTAAACCACCTTTATTAATCAATGAAGTTAAGGAGGTAATTAAAAGTGTCGCCAAAAAAGATTATATATACACATGTGCCAGGCCACCGATCTCCCTGCACTGCAATATTTCTACGTGTAGAACCAGGAAATTCGGAGTGGGCTGCGAAAATGCACTCCCGAATATGCATTCCCTTACAAAGTTTAATACCGACCCGCCGATTTGGTTCTTGGATGTCGATGGGGGTGGTCGGCTGGAATTAACAACAGACGATCTTCAGATACAAAAGAGATTCCAAAGAAGATGTATTGATTGTCTTAACATAATGCCCACTAAGATTAAAGAAAATGACTGGGCAAGTATGGTTAACACTCTTTTGGAAAATTGTAATATAATAGAAGCACCTCCTGATTCGTCTTTGGGCGGACAAATGATGGAGCACGTATATAATTTTATTTCACAACGAGCCATTGGTCTTTCAAGAGAAGAACTTGTAAGAGGAAAGCCAGTATATTTAGATGGTTACTTCTATTTTAGAATCGGTGATCTTATTTCTTATTTAGAAAGACATAATTTCAGAGATTTTAAAGTTAATAAAGTTACTTCTATATTAAGACAAAATGGGGCCCAACATCATTTCTTTCAAGTTGAAGGAAAAGGAGTTAATTGTTGGAAAATCGTAGGAATAAAGAAACCCGTAACAGGTAACATTTTACCGACAGAATTAGACAATGGACAACCACCCTTTTGATGAGGATACTGATTTGACAACAGGTGACGAAGTCGTAATGGATCTTAATTACGAAGAAGTATGTTATCTTTTAAAAGGATTATTTATTGCTCAATATCCTGAACATGACCATAAGGATTTATTAGTGAAAGTAGAAATGAATGACGATACTTTAAAGGCGATATTTAAACTATGCCCAAATCACATATTATCTATGGCCCACCGGGAACGGGGAAAACAACTAGACTCTTAAATATATTAGAACAAAAGTTAAACGAGAAAGTAGACCCCGAATCAATTTGTTTCATGACATTCACAAGACAAGGAATAGCTGAAGCTAAATCTAGAGCTATACGCAAGTTTGGATTTAAACCAATTCAAATGGATCTATGGAGAACAATCCATAGTTTAGCTTTCCAGCAACTGGGCCTAAAGTCATCTATAATGATTCAACCGTCTGATTACAAAGAACTTTCGTCTTTATTAGGTATACATATTAAAGGAACTTGTGCTTATGAAGAAACGTACATGCCTGGAGTTCCTTTAGGAAATAAACTGTTTTTCTTAGAAAACTTAGCGAGGATAAAGAAAGAACCTTTAAAGAAAGTATGGGAAGAATATGATGACGACGCTATATACTGGGAAGAATTAGAACATGTTTCTAAGAAATACAAACAATTTAAAGAGTACAGAGGACTTCTTGATTTCACTGATTTACTTGAGAAGTTTTCTGAAGATAAGTATATAAAAGAGTTTCCTGAAATAAATACACTCATCATAGATGAAGCACAAGATTTGTCGAAGTTACAATGGACAATAATTTATTCATTCTTTAGAAAAACGGAGGTAGTGTATGCGGCAGGAGATGACGATCAAGCTATCTACAAGTGGGCAGGCGCAGATGTCACTTCCTTTCTTGAGTTTCCAGGAGAAGTTGAAATTCTTAATCAAAGTTTTAGAGTCCCACGAGTCATTAAAAACCTCAGCGATAGGATCGTGGGAGATATCACCGGGAGAAAAGATAAGCCTTTCAAACCGAAAAAAGAGAAAGGAAAAATTAACTGGATTATTGATGAAGAGGAGTGCTTACTTTCTAGAGGCAATTGGCTCTTACTGTGTCGAAATGACTTTCAAAAACGAAGATTGCAAGAAGTTTGTGAAATCTGGGGAATCAACCCTGGAACGCGCGTCAGGATCTCAACGATCCACGGAGCTAAAGGAGCTGAAGCAGAAAACGTCCTCCTCATAACAGATATGTCTAGAAGAACATTTGAGAACATGGATGACGATGAATTAAGGGTATGGTACGTAGCTTTAACCCGTAGTAGTAATGAAATCAATATCTTACGGCCTCGAAGTAGATATTGCTTCGACTTATAAGTCATTTTAAGACTATGTAATTTGATGAATACCATTATATGGGGGTATGAATAAAAATGACACAGAGCGCGACACAGGGGACCAATTTTCAACAATTTTATAAATTTAAGTCAAAACCGTATAAACATCAATTCGATGCTTGGTTACGATCAAAAGATGAAGAGAATTTCGCTTTATTCATGGAGATGGGTACTGGCAAATCTAAAGTGACAATAGATAACTTTGCTTACCTGTACGACCAAGGGAAAATTGACTCAGTTTTGTTGGTTGCTCCAAAAGGAGTTTATAGAAACTGGATCGATAGAGAAATTCCAAAGCATCTGGCAGATCACATACGATACACCCAAGCTATTTGGACTGCTGCTAAAAGTAAAAGCAAGATAGTTGAGTTAAATAATATCCTAAAAGGTGGATATGACCTAAGAATCTTAGTCATGAATGTTGAAGCTTTTAGTACTGGTAATGGAAAATCTTTTGCGAAGAAATTCGTCAACAGTGGAAAATGCTTTATTACTATAGATGAGTCAACGACGATAAAGAACCACTCTGCTCAAAGAACTAAGTCAATTATGAGTGTTGGTATTCAGGCCAAGTACCGTAGAATCCTATCTGGACTACCAGTGACGAATAGTCCTATGGATCTATATTCTCAGTGTAAATTCTTAGATGAGCATTTGTTAGGATTCAGTTCTTATTATTCTTTTAGAAATAGATACGCTTTAATGAACAAACTAAACCTTGGTGGAAGAGCCTTTACTAAGGTGGTAGGGTATCAGCGGTTAAACGAACTAGAAGACAAAATAAAATCCTTTAGTGAGCGTACAAGGAAAGTAGATTGTCTTGATCTTCCAGATAAAGTCTATGAAACAGTGGAAGTTGTGATGCCTCCTAAACAAAAAAAATATTATGATGAAATGAAGCAGCAAGCTATAACTACTCTTGAAGAAGGAGATTGTACCCCAGTAAATGTACTATCTCAGATGATTCGTCTTCATCAAATATCTTGTGGGCATGTGGTTCTTGACGATGGCTATATTGTTCGTACGAGCGGTTTTCGTTTAGACACATTAATGGATATCATCGAAGATCTTCCCAATGATAATAAAGTTATTATCTGGGCTACATACAGAGACGATATTAGAGTGATAGTAGATAAACTAGAAGAAGTATATGGAAAGTCAGTGGTCCAGTATCATGGGGGTGTAAAGGATGCAGACAGAACAAATGTAATCGAGTCGTTTCAAGACGCATCTAGTGGTTTTCGATTCTTTGTTGGTAATCCCCAAACAGGAGGGATGGGAATAACCTTGACTGCATCCTCTACAGTTATATACTACAGCAATTCATATAACCTTGAACACCGAATTCAATCAGAAGATAGAGCCCATAGGATAGGACAAACAAATAAAGTTACTTACGTGGATTTAATTTGCAGGAAAACTATAGATGAAAAAATCGTCACATCTCTTATAGATAAAAAATCAATTGCTTCTAGTATTCTTGGCGACGACTGGAAAGATTGGTTATAACTGCTTTAAGATAAAGAAAGAAAATAATGCCATCTGCAGGGATCAGCCCGTAATGAATTCGGCTGTCTCCAAAAATAAAAGTTAGCCAAAATACTTGTCCTACGATGCCTGCCCTTGCGCCCCAGACTACGTGGCCATGAGTCATTAGGAAAACTGTTAGAATTGTGAAAGCGCTGGCACATAATTCAACATAAATCATTAAACATTTCGTTATTGTATATAATTTGCTTTAAATCTTCTAGTATTTGAGATCCTGGTTCAGCTGTTTCAAAAAGCTTTTTAGTCTGATCAGAAAACTTAACTGGATGATACCATAAACACTCATTTGAGTAATTTATACTAGCACTACAACTTGTTAAGAATATCATGGAAATTAGAATTAGGATTTTGCTTAACACGTTTTTCAGCCTCTTTAACTCGCTTGAGGGCTTCAGTGGTTACTTCCATCTTGGCTCCTTTCTTTATTTCAGCATCTCGAAGCAAGGTCCGAATAAAAGAAAAACAAGAATCAAGAAACCCTTTAATTACAGAAGAAATCATTTTCTATCTTGGCCCATTTTCCATGTGCCCATTCCAGTAATACCTACCAGTCCCCATACTTCATTTGAGAAGCTGTGAAACCCAAACATTTGACAAGCCATCATACCCATTGCAATAACCCAGATTACATATGTTTTATAACCAGGCATAAATGAATCTATTGCGCCAATAACCATTCCCATTAGTTTAGACATTATATCTCCTTATTTTTTGTTTTATGCTCTTCATACTCAGTTCCCCTATGCTCCAGTAAATGTGAAAGAATTAAATTATTACTGTTTTTTAGCGGCTCTAAGCTATCCTCTAGGTTTTCCCTAGTTAAAAGAGTTCGCTCGGCTTCATCCACCCTTTCCTCCAAAGTATCTAATCTACCAAAAAGTCGATTCACAACCCATGCTCCTATTGATGCTATAATTCCTAGTAGCCAGAAAACTGCCTCGCTCAATTTATCTATCATTCCTCAACCCACTCCCACTTCATGCACTTCCCGGAATAATAACTGTAGCTCAAGCACCGCCAGTAGCCAGCTAGTATGTAGATCAGTTCCATTATTCTCTAGCACTCACC